GTCCAAGGATTCTTGGCCTTATGGGAGTTGATTAATTCATCCATAATATTGTCCTCAGTATTTCGATTTTGCTGATTACCGTGAGCTGGCATTACACCCATAGGAGAGGGAATTTGCTGCGCATTACGCGCTTGCTGAAATTCTGGACTCGGTCCTGTGGGCACGCCTTGCTGTGGGGTTCCAGCTTGATTCATTCGAAATAATTGGACAAGATTGTCCATTGAGATAGATTCCGGATTAGACATAGTTCTTATAAACTCATTAGTTTCCGTAGGAGTTAGTCCATAATGCCCTTGTACATGTTCAGAAATCTGGCTTATCTGGCGTCCCTGTTCAACTTTGTTCTGCCGTTGCTGTTCCTGTTCACCAAGGTAATTAGCTTGTTGGTCAAGCTTCTCTTGCATTACTGCTAAATCATACTGGTGTTTTAACTCGTTATATTGAGATATATCTGCATCCCATAATTCTTTCTCATCAAGATACTTGGCACTCTCACTAGACGGGTCAGACCACGCCTCTTCTCGAGAATACCTAGTTGGTTTTTTAGGAGCCATTGGAGGGGGTGGGAATTCCTGTACAGTTTCAGCAGCTTCTTGAGGAGCTTGAGTAGCTGCAGTTGCTTGAGTATTACTCAATTCCTGCTTTAATGCTTGTAACTCATTCTCTCTCTTTGCTGCTTGTGATTGCCAATATTGGTAACGACGTTCATCGTTCTTGGCATCCTGTTCTGGTGTTCCCGCAACTACAGGAGCCTGCTCTTGACGAGGAGCTTCTTCAGTCGCTTCTTCCGTATGCTTAAAAAACGCATCTTCAACGGTTAGATTATTATCATCAGAACCCTCTTGTGAGCCAAACCGACCTAAAGCCTCTGTATCAAAGGCATCTACATTCTGTTGTGCTTCAGTTACTTGAGGGGTATCTGTTCTATTTTCTTCCATTCGTTTTCTTCCTTATTTTTGACTGCCCTTTTGTCCCGAAGGGGTTGAGTCTGGTTTAGTTGCTACAGCGATGTCACGCTTAAGCAGAGACATTTCGTCGCCAAGACGTTTCTCAAACAGAGTAGAGGCAGCTTTTGCTTTATTTGAAGTGCCATCCAATTCTGTTTTAAACTTCTCAACTTCGATTTTCTTACGCAGATTAACTGCTTCCCTGTCCCGAGTTTGCAAGTCGCCTTTCAATTCCTTGATTTGCTCTTGAGCACCTTCAAGTTGTTGTTGGAGCTGCTGAATTATATCAGTACGCTCCATAACGCCTTCCATATCGAAAACTTCTGTCTTCTTAAGTACTTCCTGTCTATCAATAATACCTTTCTGGTACGCGTCCATGTAAAATTCAAGTTCAGCATAACGGTTAGAAGGCAATGTGCTGCCAGACACATAGATTACATCATATTTGCCTATCGTAATGTTATTGACTATTTTAATTTCACCAGACTTATCATCGACCAGTTTCTTATTGACTACATATTCACTTAGTGAATTGTTAGGTTGTACTACTCTAAAAATCTTTCTTGTTGTATAAAGCTGTTGCATTAAGGGTATAGCTACCTGCGCCACTCTTGTAAGGCCAGCCTCAATATCTGCTAACTTAGATTTTATCTTTCTTTGACCAAATTCGTCTAAAGAGATAGTTGCTTTATACGTTTGAGGGGCAGCTTGTGAGTTGCCCATCATCATTTCATATAAACCAAGTTGATGGTCTATATCTGATTTAGCTGCTGTTTCATTGTGGTATAGTTCATTTGGTAGTGGACTTGGTTGAACTGGCATAGGAGCACCATCAGTTGGGTCAAATGCTATTGCCACACCAGGTTGAGACCACTTCTCTTCAAATTCCTTCATATCCACACTACCTTCAGGAACAAGTATCTTGACATTTGTTGATGTCGTTGCATGCGCAATAATCAAAGAACGAGTTTTATTGATATACTCCTGCATTCCCTTAACCATTCTAACATCTGATGTTGGATATGGAGTTCTTGTATGTATATTCATAAAAGGAACAATCGGATAATGTTCAATCGGCAATACTCTTGAATACAAGAATTCATCACCCATAATGATGCACATTTTAATCCTTTGTACTGAAACTTCTACAACCTCAATCATTCCCTTTTCAGCAAGTTGTGCAAAAGTAACCTTTTCTACAGGTATCTCCGGCATAGGTTGATTTAGAATAGTATTAGGGTCTTGACCTTGAGCGGTCGCTTCCATAGCCTCTTGAGCTCTTTGTTGCTGTATTTGCATCTGCATTTGCTGAATAAGAGCCTCAACCTTATTTCCGTCAGTCATAACCTGCTCACCATTTAAAATCCATGCTGGTTGTTGCATATACATCTCAAACTTATCAGCATCTAGCAAATCTTCTTTATCAGAAAAAACTTCATATACACGATATCTATCAACCATAACCTTGTAATATCGTTCATAACCTCTAATATATTCTTGTTCTGCTATATCTTTAACATCCTCAGGAAAAGTAGATGCAAAGTTATTTACTGCTCTTCCTGTTGTAACCTCATCCCATCTCTGGTCGCTATTAGCATTCCGTATTGCCTTTTCATACATTGGATACATCTTGACAGCCTGCTCTTTAGTAAACATACGAGAAACTATGATATTCTCCGCATCATCTAAAAACTTACTACGAGCATTAGGGTCAACATAAACATCCATTGGGTCAATATCATGAATACAAACCTCTCCCTTACCCATATCCATCATAGGGTCCTGATAAACGTTAATATAACCAACTCCCATAGTATAGTAATCATCAACAACTTGCCGTACTACTGATTGTCCATCAGAAATATCGTACATATAAGCAAGCAAGGAAGATAGTACACTAGCTACTTTATTATCGGAATCTTCTCTAGGAGCACACCTAAAAGAGGGTCTATTAGATGTTAACATTGATTTAGCTGCTTCAACAGCTGGATGGATACGATTAACTACTATTGGTGCCTGACCACGGGCTAAAAGAACATCTTCCTGTTCTTTAGTCCATTGACGTCCTAATCTAAACTCTTTATCTTCTTTAGCATGTTTAGACCAATTTTCACGTTCTTTGGAATAAACATCATAGAGTTTGGTAGTTTCATCTATAAATGATTGCGAATCTTGTGCAAATTCGTCTTTTGGGCGGTCTGGCATGACCATAAGTTACGACTTATTGGGTCATCCAATCAAGGACTTTTTTAGTAAATGTGGTATCTTCTGTGTTTTGTATCCATTCTTTACGCCTACAAGGCTTGGCTCCCTCTAGTGCTGTCCATATAGCATCCATAACGTCATCATGCTTCCCTTTAGGGTAGGACATGAACTCTTTTTGAGGCTCTAGGTCTTGAGGACGCCAGTAGAACTGCCCTTTAGCGAACATAGGAACCAAGGAGAGTAACCTTTCGCTCTTACGCGTTCTTGGCTTAACACCTTTCTCAAGACCTGGTATATATAAGTCGTCATTCCTCATTATTTCCCTGACAGCCGTTCTTAGAGCCTCTTGATAGCCAACTGTTTCTATCTTAATTCTTCTTGGCCGATACTTCTTATACATATCTATAATTTTTTGAGGTTGTTTCTCTGGAGAGATTCTATCTCTAAATACATCTATAGAGTAGTGATTACCCTCTGCATCCACACCTATCATGGCAACTACAAAGTAATCAGCCCTCATTGACAAGCTTGATGCCGGGTCTACCCCTCCATACACCTCTACCGGTATAATTGTCTCATCCTCCCCTACAGTCCTAACCATACATCCTTGACCCTCTTTAATTTCAAAGTCATAATGATGTAATTTCATCCATTCTGGCTTAAAAGGGGCACTATCAGGAGATTGAGCAATATTCATATATTCCTGATAGAACCCATTAATGTTCCCGACAGAACGATATTCCTCTTCAATTTGAGTAATACGTTCATGTGGGAATCTTTCAGGCCAGATTGGTTCGCCATCTTCTGTAGTGATAGCATACCAGAGTACATTCCAAACGGAGCTATCCTTCACCCAGTATAAAAAGCAATCCTCGGAAATAACCGTACCTATCATTACGATTTTCCCCTCATCTGATAGTGATGGTATAACAGCTTCTGTCATCCATCGACGATTCTTAACCCTAGCTTCTATAGTAAATGCATTAAGTTCGGATTCAAAATCATCAACTATAATCAAATTAGGCCTAGTATCGCCCTCGATGAAACCACGAACACGTTGTCCAGTACCAACTGCGACAATTCTCGTGCCGTTGCCCAGCACTATGTCAGTGTTGGTCCAACGCTTTGCGGTATTTGCTCCAAGCTCTCCAAAGAGTTCTCGGAATTTCTCGGAATGATTTAAGTGAAACTTGATTCTTGATAAGAAGTTGATTGATTGCGCTTGGGATTCAGAGATGATGACTATAAATAAGTCTTCGTCACTCCGCTTGAATGCAGCCTTCCAGAGCGGATATATTAAACTTGTAGTTGTGGACTTGGCAGTACCTCGGGGAGCAGCAATGGCGGCCCTGGTAACAGATGGGTCAGCCAAGTTTCTATATATGTCGTGATGGAATGGCGGTATTTCTTTACGAAGAGCAGTAGGAAAGCAGATACGCCCAAAAAGAGCCATATTCTTATATAATTTCTCATATATCTTCTTTCTTTCATATTGTTCTTCATAATCCATTTAATCCTCCCAATCAGAAAGGATATCATTGTACTTGTCATGGTCCCTATGATAGCCTTCTAAAGATTCCGAGTCATCATACATGGCTTTTCTATTAAATTTATGCTTTGCCAATTCCTTAAAATACTTCATTGCAAAACCTAATAAACCCATATCCCTATATTGCTCTACATGGCCAAGTTCCTCCTGCACACCATGTTGCCAGACATTAGGACTTCTTCCTCCTACATATTTATCATTAGGACCAGCTCCAGGAGGCATAAAGATGGTATTTCCAATTGTAAATTGATTGTCAGAAAATCCAGGGGCGTTTCTTATTTTAACTCCACGTTCTCCTAATTTATCAAAATATTCAGGATTTTCCTCATAACCCTTAAATTTAGTGTTATCCCTGGGTACTTTAGATAGAAGTTCAATTAAATTCATTATCTAAGGCCATTTCCTCCACGTCTACGTTTTTTATTACCCTTACTACGCCTACGAGCCTCTATCCGTAATTCCGAAAATTCGGGATTTTGAAATTGTAATTCCGAAAATTCGGGATTTAGTAATGTTGAGAATAATAAAGCTTTAATCATCTTCTTTAGGCTCCGTAGTAGTTCTAGTAGCAATAAGATGCTGTTCTTCTTCTCTAAGCTCATCAATAAGCCTAGATGCACTACCAACCTCTAGTTTATCCACAGTTTTAACCATATCCTTGTCTTTCATACCATGGAGTTCCTGCAAATTCTCTACAACCCGTAAAAGGTTAGAAACATCTTTCTTTGTTTTGGCAAGTTCAATAGTTTCTTTCATAAGCTCAAAGGTATAATCCTCTGTAAGCTCGTGGTCTTGCAATAGTTTTTGCCTTTCCTCTCTTACCATACTTTTAAAAACCTCCGATTTCATTGTGCGTTTCCATTTACGCCTCTCACTGTCTGTTACTGCCCCTAATGCCCATTCAATGGCAAGGTCATAGTCTGGTTTAATCGCGAACATAGCAGACAAGTTCTTCATCTTGTCTTGCCCAGCCTGTACTTCTATGTAGCTTTTCCCTGTAAAAGTTGTATTAGTTTTTCTACCCCGGACTTTAAGCCGTTTTGACGGATACTTCGGACTAAAAAACGTATAGCCCCAAGGAAAGCGAAGATAGATGTTAGTACCAGTACCATTATCTGCATACTCACGGCGATTAATAACTTTAGCCACGAAATCATCATCTGAAAGGGCATAATCACCCTTTTCAGCATCTTTCCAGTATTTATACTCAATACCATGCTTTTTAGCTTCATCAGCACGGTATATGGTATAAGTAGTATGGTCTGTATCACCTTTATGCTTGATATTGATTGTATACATACATTAGTTACGTTTATACTTACTTCGACGTAATGTTTCAGAAACAGGGTCCATCATCTGACGTTCTAAAGGAGCCCTTATACCCCACTTCTCCATAGCTTTATTATATAAAATCTTAGATTTATTAATTAAGTTATCCCATTCCATTTGCCCTTGAATTGATTTGCTTGTCAAAGGACTTTTAGCAGAGGGAAGGTCAGTTCCTTTTAATTTATTCATAATACCAAGAAGTTTATCCAAAGCTTCTGGAGGCATAGTTTTGCCCGCCTTATGGGTTGTTCCCAGTTGTTTGCCACCCTTCATGATAGTTTCTCCCCCGGTAAGTGCAGCTTTAGAAAACCCCTTGCCAATTCTACCCATAGCTCCAAGTCCTAAAAGGTCTAAAGGGCTAAATATAGTATTTTCCCCTAGATATCCACCTTTAAACTTAAAGTTGCCTTCATCATCATAAGCTGGATTAGGACCAATAGTCCCAAGGTTAGAAGCTTCTTCAAGGTTATAAGCTTGTGCTAATTTATTTCCAGTAAGAATAGCATCTATATTATCATGAGCTACTCCTGTAGCGTCAGCTGTTGCGTAATTATATTTTAATAAACCTTCCATTATAGCACTGCTCCTGGATAATAGTTCATAGATTGCTGAAAAGACTTAATCCTCTCTTCAGCTTGGGATTCAGGACC